CTCTATTACCAATTTTTGTATACTGCGCACTAGAATAAGAAGATACTGAGCCAGTTGTAACAGTAGGTGTCCAAGTTCCTTCTTCGTAATCGTCTAATTTGTTTGCTGAGCCTGTGCCACCAACATATAGACCACCACCTAAGTATAGGTCTTTAAATCTTGTTGATGAACTTCCTAAATCATAATTTCCATCATCATTAGCACCACTTGTATCACAAGGTTTTAATTGTGATGCTGTAAATCTAAATCCTTTACTTGTTCCTGCAATATATAAACTACTTGAATTAGCACCAATACTACCAACTTCTGTATTATCTTTTCTAATACGCAGAATTTCACCATCACTTGTTAGTCGGTTTAATACTAAAGGTATTCCACCATCTCTAGTATGAAATGCTATACCACTAGGTGAAAAAATGTGTCCTGCGTCTGCTGATGATGCTGTTGTGTTTGCCACCAATAAATTTCCAGATGAGTCGATACGCATGGCTTCTGCTCCACCTGCACCAAATATTACATTTCCACTACTTTCATAATTCCAAACATATCCATCATCACTTGAAAGTTGGAATTGAAAACCATCATCTGCATTTTGTCCTGTAGTATTATTATGCAAAGATAAAATAGGTAAAGTAGAATGAAAAACTGTTAAAGGTCTTGTAGGATTACTTAAACCAATCCCAACCCTTCCTGTAGTATCATCTATACGAAATACTTCTGTACCATTTTGTTTAAAAATATGAGAACCTAAACCAGAGTTATATTCTATATTTTCACCAGTGCTTGATTGAATTAAAAGATTATCAAAAGTACCATCATTACCAATAGTGTGACCATCTCCAACTGTAAGTGTTCCAGACACTTTAGCTGCTCCAGTTACATCTAAAGCAACTGAAGGTGAAGCATTAGCAATACCAACTCTATTATTAGTAGAATCAATATACAAAGTATTTGTATCAATACTTAAATTTGTACCATCAGCAAAGTTAACAGTATCTCCACTATCACCGATAGTTAGAGTTGTGCCTGACTGTGGAATTATTTTATCTACTTCTAATTGTGACATTATATGATTACCAATGTTCCTGTTACGACAACAGTTTCTGTGAATGTGACTGGACCTGCAAGGACTGCAGATTCAATTTCCATTTTCTTATCCATCACTTGTGCGTGATGATATATTTCTTCCGAAGCAGGTTTATCACCTACATAAACTGTTCCATTTACTTCACTCATTATATCTCCTATGTGCTTATACTATCAACTCTGCTTAACCACGCATCAACACTTGTTGCTGCACTAGCTAAACCATAAAGTACATCACCATTTTGTAAAACAATTTTAGCACCACCTTGAATTAGTTCAATAGAACTTGCAGGTGGAATGCTTAAATCTTTTGCTACATATCTATCAGTTCCTACACCACCTTTGTCAATATAAATATCAACAGTTACTGAACTAGATGTTACATTAGTTAATCTTAAACCAATGATAGCATCATCTGAGTTAGCAGTAAGTAAAGTAGTTTCAGAATTTGTGATTTGAGTACCAGTTGATTCAAAATCCTGTGCCATTTATTTTCTCCTTTTTATATATTATACATGTTAATTACGCAAAAGTCAAGCATAAACTACAACGCAATTGCCATAGCCACAGCAAAACCTGCACTTGCTTTAGTATCTATTTGTGTTTGTATTGCTGAAGTTACTCCATTTAAATATCCAAATTCTGTATTTGAAACTGTACCATCATGTATTTTAGTAGCATCAATTGCAGCACTTGAATTAATATCGTCATTAACAACTACACCCGAACTAATTGCAGCTACTCCTGTATCTGCTATAGTTATATCTCCAGATACAACATTATCTATCCATTTAGATGTTGCTGTATCATAGAATAATAACGACCCATCAGCAGCACTAGTAATGTTAGTATCAGTTAATTCTGATAATTCATTAGCAGTTGCTACTTGAGTTGCTACATATGCTTTAATTGATTGTTGTGTTGCTAATTTAGTATCTGAATCGGAAGCAAAATCGTCTTCGTCTAGTATTGCTGAACCAGATACTCCTGTATTGATAACAGGACTTGTGAGAGTTTTATTTGATAAAGCTTGTGATGTTGATAAGTCAACTGTTGTTGCAGTATCAATATTTAAAGTTACTGCTCCAGTTGTACCACCACCAGATAAACCTGTACCTGCTGTTACTTCAGTAATATCACCAACTGGTACTGTTGCTACTTGAGTATCTACATAAGATTTAATTGCTTTTGCAGAAGCTAAAGTATCATCACTTGCAGATACACTTGCTAATGCAGTATCAACTACACCAGAAGCAAAATCTGCTACTTCAAGATTAGTAATACTGTTTCCAGTACCGTTTGCATCTATTGTTTTATTTGTAAATGTTAATGTATCACTTGCTATGTTAGCATCTTGTGCATCTACATAAGTTTTAATAGATTTAGCTGAAGCAAGTGTATCATCAGATGCAGATACACTAGTTAAATCTGTATCTAATACACCAGATTTTAAATTATCTACTTCAATGTTAGATACTGTATTGTTATCTACATCAATAATTTTATTTGTTAAAGTTTGAGAATCAGTTAAAGTTGCTACTGTTGCTGCATCTATAGAAACTGTTAAAGTAGTTCCAGAACCTACAGTATCAATACCAGTTCCACCTGCTATTGTTAAAGTTTCTGTATCTAGGTCAATATCTAATGCACCACCAGAGTCACCTTGAAAATCTAAATCTTGTTGGTTAAGAGAAGTTGTAACTGCATCTACATAAGCTTTAATACTTTGTTGTGTTGCAAGAGCAGTTGCTGAATCTGAAGCCATATTATCTTCATCAAGAACTGAAGATACTGCTGTGCTTGAACCTAGTGTTAAGCTACCAGATATTTCTGTATTACCATTAATATCTATTGTTGTTGCTGCAATTTGTATTTCTGTATCTGCAACTAAATCTAATTGTCCATCTACTGATGAATTAATATAGATTGCTGAATCTCTAAATAAAAGTTTTTCATCTGTACTTAATAAAATATCATCTGAGAATTGAAAGTAATCTTCATCTTCCATCCAAGTAAATACACCATCATTACTTGTTGCATCAAATGTAACTGAGATATCATTATTTGTATTAGTACCAAATGTTAATGTATTACTGAATAAGTTTGATATTGGTCCACCATCACCAGTAGTTGTACCATCATGGGTATGACCGCTTGAGACATTAAATGCAGCTACTAGTTGGTCATACTCATTATTGAGCAATGATGCAAATATTGTATCACCATCTGTAAATGTACTTTGTCTAGTATATGTCGCCATTTATTATGTCCTTCCTGCGGGTATGAAATCTACATAAAATCCAGATACAGTATAAGGTGAACCTGTCCCTGTACTTCTAACTCTAAAGTTATTTGTAAATCCACTACCAGTTAGTGTTGTTTTTTGTTGTGGAAATAATGTTCCACCAAAAATTGTTGTTCCAAATGTTGAACTTGTACCAAATGTTGCAGGAGTTTGTAATGCTCCTAGTGCTATTTCATTAGGTTGAGTTACATCATTGCTTTCAAAATCGTAACGAGTTTGTAATTTTAAATTTTCGTTTGTTCCTTCAGAACGAATACTTGTTTTAATATAGTATAAAGTTTTTCTAATACCTGCATCACCATAATCTAAGTCTGGTGTTTTATATTGTGCTACAATATTTGAGCCATCAAAACTATTACCAGTATCATGGTTATAAATTCTACCATCTTCAGATGCGTGATATAAAACTTCGCTTCCATTTTCATCTACACCTGCGTGAGCAACTTTTACAGGAATACCTTTTGTTGTACTCCACTCATATACTCCTGCACCCGTAGAAGATATTTTAAATGTACCAATAATACCACCTTGAATAGTATTAGAAATTCCAGATTTAAAATAAAATAATCTGTATTGACTTTTCTCTCTAATCACCATACTAGAAAATCTAATTGATGATAAGAAAGGCATTATCTCATCTCTGAATAATGGCATTATCTTTCTACTAATAGAACTTAATTCTATATCGTCAATTCTTGCTGTTCCTGCGATAGTTCTTAGACCATCTGGTGCTAAGAAAATTAAATCTCCGCCTATCTCTTGAACTGTATTACCATTTATACATCCAATGTTTTTTGTAACACCAGACACTACAGTAGTACCATCTAATCCAGAAACTTGAAAAATACTATTTTCACAGAAAACAATTAGTTTGTTTCTAAAAGGTTTTACTGTTACTATCTTATCACCAACATCTATTGTACCTGCTGATGAACCTGTAAAATCTTCGGGTTTTAATCTTGTACTATAACTTAATATTTGTGGGTTATCTGAATCTCCTGCAAGAATTAATCTTTCTGCAAAGATAGTAGCAAATTTAGATTTGTCTGGAGCAGACCTTTCTATCTCTTTAAAGTAATAAGTATGTACTCCACTTGCTATATCTATTTTTAAATATGCAGGTTTGTTAACTCCATCTACTATAAATAATTCACCATACTGTGATTCACCTTCGTATAAAGCAAACTTACAATCAGATTGGCTTGGTCTTGCTATTGTTGAACCACTTGCTAATTGTGCTGCAGTTGCTCCATTTTTTTGAATAGCTATATTACTTGCTGAACTTTCAAAGTTACCATCTACTGTTAGTTCATGGTCATTAGTAATACTTAAAACATTAAAAATTTCACCATTAATTTTTATATCATCACCAACTGATACTTCACTAGTAAATAGTGTAGAACCACCATGAGCATTTACTGTAGGAGAACCAGAACTAACATTTACTGTACCTGTAATATTTTGATAAGTATCTTTATTAACTTGTGTCCAAGTTGTACCATCAGCACTATAATAAATATTTGTTCCTTGACAAGCTACAACTCCTTTAGCATAGCTTTGAATACCTTCTATATTTGATGTACTACTATCTGGAGTACTAGTTCCAAATTTAGAAAAACCATTTATTCTTCTGTATCCTCCATGGATAGAAGATTCATAGTTTTCTAAAACTGTAGCGACACCCGGAGTTCTAAATAGTGTATGTGTTGTTCCAACTAAATCTAATCCGCCTTCGCATGTTACTGAAACACCTTGTTCTGCCATTTAACAATTCCATGCTCTTAATGATTTATTAATTCTACTGTTAGGGTCTCTTGCAGTTTTTGCAGATGTAAGTTTTTTCTTCATGCCTTTCATCCTCGCACAAAAACTAGCCCTTCTTTTGTTACCAACTTTTTTACTTGGTGCTTTTAAATTACCGCCAGTTGCTCTGTTATAACTAGCACGACCTTTAGCATTTAAACCACCAGAAGGA